TGTGCACCGGGGGCGATAAACCACCCCCGGGCTTGTGGCTATTCAGCCTTCGGTTTTTTAATCTGCGACGCTTTTGACTTCTTAGCGTTAAATTGCTTCTGTCCGAACTGCTTTTCCGCGTTCTCCTTCATCGTGACGAAGGTGTACACACTGTCCTTGTCACCCGGCTGAGCGATGTCGTAAGTGGTGAGCTTTTTGCTCGACCATACGGCTATCTTTAGGTGTAGCTGCGGTACACCCGCAAACAGCATCTCAAGCTCGTCATATGACATGTCTTTTTCCTCTGTGTTCAGGTAGCCAGTTAGCACCTCTATCTGTTCAAGCAGGTCTGACATCCCTTCGCTGACCGAGAGGCTGTTGACCTCGACGTCTTCGGCGATCTTGATGATGTCTTTCTTCTTGTTCCAGACAAACTTGCCTGACTCTGATCCGCGGTACAGTGCATTGATAATCATAACTGGACGGTATCCAATTTGGCGACCAATTTCGCTTACGTTGTTAGTGCCGAGGATCTTACTCGTGACAATCAGTTCATTTGCAATTTCGTCAATCATTATTCTATTCCCATATCTTTTCGTTAGTTGTTGTTACAGGAGCTGAGTCGGTGAACTCGTAAAGCCCGTCAGCCTTTAGGGGCGCAACGTCTTGTACTGCTTTGACCGATTCGGCTATCTCTGCGATCATGTCCTCGTCTCGCTCGATGCGGATGACGATGAAGCGACCAGTGTTGCCGTTCGCGGCCACGTAGTCCCACCAGGTTCGGCTTGATGCGTACAGGTTGCCCTGTATCTGTGCGTAGTGCTCATCGAGTGGCTTACCGCTAGTCACAACTTCTGTCCAGTTAGTGTCCTGTAGCCATTTGATCTCTAGTCCGCCGTCAAGGCCTATAAGCCCATCTGGGCTGGCGATGAAGTGGTCTGAGTAGAAACAGCCTGCGGTCTCAACTTCGTTCTTGGTTTGGGCGCTGTACTGCTCCCGCACGAAGTCTTCGTTGTCGATACCCGCCTGCATTGCACCAGTAACAAATTTGCTGAATGATGCGTTGAAGGCTTTCTCGAAAGCAATCTCTCGCTCGATGTCGGTTCGAGCTTTGAGTGGCTTGCCGTCACGTTTGCTCACTGCCATCCACCTTGATAGTTCACTGGCTCCGATACGTCCGATGCGTAGGGCGAGCCATCCTGGGCTTTTCTGTGGGGCTTCTGAGTATTCAAACCCCGAAGCTCCCACGATTGTTGGTAGTCTAATTCCCATGTTAATCCTTTCTTATATTATTACTCTAGGCGAACGGTACGTCGTCAGTGGATACTGGAGTGCCGGAGCTGATAAGCTGGTCGGCTGTCATCGCTTTCATCTTAGGCTCGTAGCCGTAGATGTTGCGGTCGTAGCTGTTCTTCGTCTCACCCTGTGCATTCGTGTAGGTGCGGTCTGACTGTTGAACCATGTAGAACGCATCCATCTCCTTGAACTTAGCAAGGAACTTAGTGTCTACCTTGTCGGTGTCGTCGATAGCTTTGAAAGCAGTGCGGACACCGGCTTTTTCTTCTTCGGTCTGCTTGTTGTGGACTGCGACACCGGCCATGATACTGAGTGCGTATTTCGACCCAGCCTCTGTGCTGAACCATAGTCGAGCTGTACCTTCTTCGTCAGCGTGTCCGATGACAGTGAACTCAACGTAGTCTTTGCCTGCGTCAGTTGTGCCACGTTCTGCTTTTTGGATCAGAACTTCGTGGACACCTTCGCTGAAGTAGTTAGAGTTGCCGCGTTTTGATAGATCTTCATCTGTTAGATTGACTTTCATTATTTTGTCTCCTTAGTTGGTGCGTAGTACGCTTTAATGGTTTGGTTGACGAGTTTTAAGTCGTTGTCTACTGTTGCTTCTGGGAACATACCCATTGGGCTCTTTATGCCACGGCCGTCAGCCTTGGTGCGGAACACGAACTTGTCGGCTTGATCTTCGTATGCAGACTCAAGCACAATGTTGGTGATGCCTGCTGGGTTGTATTTCTCGGACACCATCTTGCCTGATGTCTTGAAGTGAAGCTTGCCATCTTCTGTTTGCTCTGTGTGAGCCATGATGTAGAAGGTCTGGTCGCTATCTTTGTCGATAATAGCCTGGAACACTCCCACCATGCCCTGTGCGTTTCGTGCAAACTTGCCGTATCCACTCTCGTTTAGGGTCTTGAACTCGAAGTTGCTCATTAGGTAGTTAGCGTCGTCTAGCACCATGATTGGGCTGTCTTTGCCGTTTACCCATGCGACTACTCGCTCGTAGGTGTTGTCTTTGTTCACTTTGATGTCTGTTCGGAATGGTAGCTCCTTACCGGTAATTGACATGACACTGACTTCACTTGCTTTAAGGTTGCGAAGGCTTGTGCTTTTGCCTGTACCGGAGTCGCCTAGTATAAATGCGATCCTAGCCATTATTTTAGTCCTTTCTTTAGTAGCTCGGTGATAACCAGGCTGCGTGATTTTGTCGTCTTAACGGAAATACCGTTGATGACTTGGTTTAACTCGACAGGTATGCTCGCTGAAATGATAACGACCCCTGCTCCTTTAGGGTTTCGACGTCGAACTGGAATAACTTCCGGCTCACTGGGTACGTCAGAAACATTGATATTTTTCTTGTTCATTAGATGTTCTCCTTACGTTTTATTATACATTAGTTGTTAAGTATTAGTCAAGTAGTTTCTGCATCAAATCTGTGGAAAAGTCACGCTTTTGCTTGATGATCCCCCAGATNTGCTTGTCGAGGCTTCCCTCGGCTGCAACGTGGTAGAAAAGCGTCGTCTTCTCTTGTCCGTTGCGCTTTGTGCGCCCTTTGGACTGCTCGTAGTTTGCGTAACTTGTGCACGGTGATAGGTACACAGTAACCGAAGCATATGTGAGCTCGATGGCTTGGCTTGCTGACTGATACTGCGCGATGGTAACGCTTGGCTTGAGATTCCCCCACTTCTCTCGAGGAGGTAAGTCGCTGGCGTGTCCCGACTGCTCGTATACTGTCCTTTCCTTGAAGTTTTTCGCCAACATCTCCAACACTGCGTCGCGCTCTACGTTGAAATTGTAGAATACGATGATATGCTCGTTTGTTGACTCCACTATACTTTGTAAAGCGTTTACTCGTACCGGCGTCGGTATCTTCCTGAGTGTGACAAATAGCTTGCTAGGGTTGTCGAGCAACTCATTCTCCCCGTCTACAGTTATTAAGCGCTGCTTAATAGCTTTGTTGTAGGTTTTCAGCAATGTTCCCTCCATCGGCACAACTGTCGCGAAGCTTTGGCTCGGTAAGTGCATATCGCCGGTGCGCTCTAGTGGCTTGGCGATTGTTGCCCACCACTTTTCCAATAAAATGGTTTCGCGGTAGCCAAGTATAAGAGGGAAGCCCCGGCTTCGGTCTATAATCACGAAGCGATTGACGAATTCGGTCTTGTTTCGGCTGAGTCCCGTCAATATTGAGTAAGTTTCGGCACTCCGCCACCCGTTCGGAAGGCTTGTCGCGCTTAGTCCGATCCACTGCTTCGCGGCTAGGGCTACTTTTATAGCAGCCTTTGACCGTTTCGCGGTAGCGTTGCAGATAAAGTGCATCTCATCAAAAATGATTGTTTGGTCTGGGCGAGTAAACTCTTTCCAGCGTTTTGCAAACATTTCATAGCTGATGACCTCGTAGAACAAGGGGTCTTCAGGCATTGAATCACCGTCCAAAATAGCTTGCCACCCAGATCTATTCATGTACGCATTTTTGAAGAACCTTTCGATCTCTCGATGCCAGTCGCCGGTGCGCACCTTACTAGCGGGCGCTACTACTACTATATGCGTGGCTTCGTGCCGTCTAGCGTGTTCTAGTGCGCCAATCGTTTTTCCAAGTCCAACATCCCAGGCTAGTATCACATTTTTCGGTAATCCCTCAAGCGCTTTTACTTGATAATCGTGTAATTGCATTATAACTGCCTCACTATAATGCTTATAACAAACAATATAGCCAGTATCATCACGCCATACTCGATGAAGCGCCGGCCTTGCCTGGGTCTTTACCGCCCATTATAGTGACACCGCCCACGCCTCTACCAAGAGTGTAGCCAGTTGCGAGATAAGCAGCAGAAGGATAACTATTTTCATCCACTTCGGCACAGGCTTACCTTGTACCACGTAGACTATTACCACAATGATGAGCATCAAGAGTATCATAGGTCACTCAATTCTGTTTTTAGCTGCTCTAGGTTGCTCCGTTGTATCACTTTAATCATATTACTACTCATTTTGTGCTCTCCAATCTTCTAATTCCTTTAATAGCCAATCAAGGCCTTTGTCGTATTTGATAGCGATTTCGGTCATTCTTATGCAGTGATCCATTGCTATTGTGTGTAGCTCTTTACTCATTATAGTTCTCCAATTCATAGTGCTCACAGGGTCTTTTATCTGGTGAAAGATAGTCTTCATCTGGGTGTCGGATGTCTTTTATGCACCTGCCGTTTTTCTCCCACGTGGTTTCAACCCTGGGTAAACCATAGGTGCCGCGCAAATCAGTCAATCCAGCGATTACTGTCCACCCAGGATACCCATCTTCGCTTTCTAATATCAAGTCACGTTCTTTACATGATAATTTACTCATATAGTCCCCCGTCTTGGTCGTACCAAGCGTCACATTTATTACAGTTAATTGCGTAGCGCTCGAACTCTATGTCGTCGCCAGCATAAGCCGTTTGCGTTCCCTCGGTTGCGCCGTCGTGGTTACAGAAAGCGAGCTCTCCGTCTACGAATTGCTGGACGGTGACGCCTTCCTCCATGCTGAAACCTGTGACAGGTATACGCGTGGCACGGCTTGCGCTCGTGACTCTCCAGAGTAGTCGCTGTGACTCGTTCGCCCACATTGACCAAGCCGACAGTGTGCCGTGCTTAGTTGTGAGCATATCGTTAATGGTTCGCATTATAGTTTTCTCCTATTCTCTAGCTCTTTTTTAATGTAGTTATATTTCCAGCCTTGCCCATAGAACTCTAAACCATTGCCAAACCCACTTAGTATATTTTTCAAGTGGTCAATCCCTAGATCTGAAATCAGCCTTATATTATGCTCTATATCTTCCCACTCGTATTCTCTAGTATCTAAAATGTTTTCTTCGTCCCCATAAGAATACATGTCATAAACACCTATCATCTTTATTTCTCCTGTAGTTTTACGATCTTGTAAGTGTTCCGGGCTTGGCGGATCATGAGCCGGTGGCTGCGGATGTTGCGCCTTAGCCCTTTGATGTCGTCTTTATGCACCTGTTTAGCTTTCTTATAGTTGTCCTTTGCGACCTCTACACTGCTGCGTACTTTAATCTTCTTAGTATTTGCCATAATTCTTTTGTGTCCTTTTTTAATTTTGGTTGTCTCTAGGTATATGTTGTCAATGTCGTCTGGCATATTAAAGCTTGCCCTTCTTCCTATAGTCGACTATTAAGCCGTTGACGTCTTGTCTTGCACTTCGCAAGTTCTCGGCCAGCATAATGGTGACACGGTTGGTCAACTCTTGCGCCGTCTTGTACTCGTTGATATCCTGGG